AACTTGTTCAGATAATAAAGCTGTTAATTCAGCTTCAGCATCGATGTTGTGGAAAGCCGCAACGTCTTGAGCTAACTCAGGAGACCATTGTGCTCTTAATTTTCTTTCTGTAACAGATACAGTAACTGAATCTAAGTCGAAAGAAACCTCACCGATTTTATCTTCAAATTCTAACTCTTCGTAACGTCTGAAAGCCGCTGCGAATGAAGTTCCTGATACCGCTTGAGTAATAGTAGTACCTGTGTAACCATCTAAAGATGTTGAATCACAATCAGCACATACTGGACAAGATAAATCTACTTCTAACCAAATACAACCATCAGCGTCACAAACATTTTTGAATGAACCACCGTTACCTGTATTAGATGCAGTACCCGCTGGGTTACCTGAAGGGAAGTAAGTTTGAGTTGTGTTACCATATTTCACAATACCTCTACCATAGATTTGAGTTACAACTCTAAATAATAAAGAACCTGTACTAACTGTACATGGTGATGTAGCAGAAACTGATAAACCTGCTCCTGTGTAAACGATTAAGTCAGATAAGAATGATTCTGTATCCATTTCGTTACCATCAGGTCCGATTAATTTTCCTGCACCTGTGTCAGCAAAACCACACATTTTAATGATAACTTTTCTTGTGTTACCTGAAGCAATTACTGCTGCTCCGTCAGTTGTTCCTGAAATGTTAGCATCAACTAAAACTCCACCTGTCCATTTTTGGATAGTTGTAGTAGCAGTGATAGCTGACCAACGACCTTTAGAGTAGTCAAATAACCCTGGAGGGTCTAATTGAGCTTCATTTCCTTCATAGAATAAATCATAAAGATTTTTTTCATATACAGGGTTATAAGTTCCTGAACCTGTAGTATAACCTGCGTTTGGATTACCACCTGTACCATTTGGAGAAGGTAATGTACCATCATTGTAGTTACCCGGAGCTCCTATTGGTGCGTAGTGTTCACCTGAGTATTGACCAGCAATACCATCTTTATATCCTTGGATTTTTGGTACAAAGTAGAATAATTTACCGATTGGTAAGTTCATAGCTTGTACAGAAACGATGTCATTCGCTAATAATTTAGAGAATACTCTTCTTACGATAGGGAATACAACAGTTTCAAATGAACCTGATGACCCGTCAGAAGTTGCTTCGTTTATTAAGAAAGACGCTTGGTTCTCATATAATTGAGCTACGTTTTCTCTTAAGTGACCTTTAAGACCTTCTAGAAATCCTAATTTGTCCCATTTATTAATTGTGTCTTCTTTAATAACTTTAAGGTGTTTTAACCCGATGTTACCAACTAGACCTGATTCTAATAATGCTCCCATTTTTTTGGTTTTTATTAATTTTTATTTATTTTTTATTTTAATTTTGACATTAAGTCTTTCATTCTTAAGAACTGAGGATTCTCATATGTTTTAGATTCAATTAGATTGATTGCTGAACCTGTTGAAGGTGCTTTAGCAATTGTTCTTTCTAATGATTCATTCATAGGTTGAGAAGAAGTCCCTGTAAGTTCATCTTTAATGACTTTATATAAGTTTTTAGATTCTTTAATGTTTTCAACACCATCAAATCTTCTTAAGATATTTATTTTTTCTTGTTTTGATGTTGAATGTTCTGTAAACAAACGAGTAGCGTAAGCCAAGTTTGAATTAAACACTGCAACTTCATTCAATTTATTTCTAAATACGTTAAGAGCTTTTCTGTATTCTTCATTTTTTTCTCTAAGAACTCTTAATTCATTTGTATTAGTATTCTCTTTAATTGCGGTATTAAAAGATGAGTGTGCTCTTGGTTTTGGTAAACCACCTCTTCTAAAATTACTTCCATTACCTAATGTACGAGAAGCCTCTTTTGGTTCAACTTTTTTAGTTGTATTAGCAACTTTAGTAGTTTGCTCTTTTGTTTCTGTTTTTTTAACCATTTTGTTATTACCAAATTTAGTACCGGAGTTTTCTCCTTCTTTGTACTCAAATTTTGCTTTACCTGTTCCCATTGTTGGATTAACTGATTTTTTCACAGTTTTAAATCCACCTTCTTGGTTAGGTTTATTTGGATAAACGTTTTTCTTATTTGGATTCCCAAATCCGGTTCCTTTTGGTTTAACCGACATTTTAGATTCCATCATTCCGTCATCTTCCATATCCAAGTCCGTGTCGTCTTCTTCTTCAAACTCTGAATCATCTTCGTCATCAAAAGAAATTTCATAAACGATTTCTTCTTCGCCCATATCTTCTTCTTCGTCAAACATCATTTCATCACTTTCTCCAAATTCAGACTCTTCGTCGTCGTTATCAAATACTCTAGATATAATATCTTCAATACCTTCAGAATCCGTGTCCTCTTCTTCGTCTTCGTCTTCAAAATCGAATTCGTCGTCAAATTGTTCAAACATGTCTTCGTACTCTTCATCTCCTTCACCAACAATCATATATTCTTTGTTGTTCTCTTCGTCTTTTAAACTGATGTTACCAGAATCATCTTTAGTAACAACAATATTATCTTCAGGTCCCATCAATTGGAATACACGTAAGATTTCTTCATCATCTTCTACGTCAGTAAGGTCTATGGTATCTTCATCATCCATATCCATATTATCAGTATCCATGTCGTCTTCCATGTCTACATCAACATCCATGTCGTCCATTTCCATGTCGTCCATATCTGTATCCATATCCATGTCATCCATGTCAACTTCAGTGTCAACCTCTTCATCATCTTGTTCTGTAAGAGATTCTTTTACTAGTTCTTTGATTTCTTGCGACATTGTCGAAGCAAGTATTCCTTTTGCATTTTCCGCTACCGCTTCTTCCAAATTTTTCATTTGGATGATAGCTTCTTCAACTAAAGATTTTTCTTTTGCCATTTGTGTTTAAGTTATTTTAATATATAAATATCTCCCATTATCAAAAAAGCATTATTTTTGCTAATTTGATAATGAGTTTTTTATAATAATAAATATTACAAAAAAAATAAAAGCATAAAAAAAGGAGACATTTCTGTCTCCTTAATTAATTATTGAATATAAATTATTATTCTATCACTTCATCAATTTTACTTTCAACAATTGCTGTGATTCTCCATTCCATTGTATAATGCTCAAATACTTTCGTTACTTTAGCCTCTACGTCAGTTGGGTTATAACCACTCACTAATTTTTCTTCTCTTAATTTTTTAATCTTACCTGATGCCTCATCAACTGAGTCCAATGTAATTTTTGCAATGAAATACTTTTCGTCCATAATTTTTTCTATTTAGTTTAATATCCTAAATAATCGTTTAATTTTTTCATTAAGTCAAGTGATTTATTTCCTGAATCACCAACATGTCTTTCAATACTCATTTTTTTCTCTTCTTCTAAGTTCTCGTCATACAGATTTTTGTCATCTTTATTTAAGAATAGATATGCTCCCGGAGTTGAAGGTGAGGACACCAAGTCAAAACAAATTAATTCAAAATCGTCTTGTACTTCATTTTGTTCACCAATTTTTTTAAGGGACCCTACACCTCTTGAAGATATACCTAACGTAACTCCTTGTCTTAAGTAGTTTGCCGCTAAATCACCTTTGGTCGAACAAATTCCACTTTCATGATATCCAGGTGATGTCAATAATTTAATCTTTCCCATAAGGACATTACCTTCCCACCATACTTCGGTGATTGCGTGAGATACTCTATCTAAATCGATAAGAGATGATTCCGGGTGATTTAACTCGGATAGGGCGGTACCCTTATTAATCATTTTTTTATAATTCTCAGCTTCTCTTTTTAATATTCGTTCAGGATATAATCTACCATTTCTATTTGGGGTGTCATATTTTTGTAATACAGCATAAAATTCAAATGGTTTTGAGTGGTCTAACATTTCATTAGATTCTCTTATTAATGTTTCGTTACGATTATCCTTTGGATTAATATATCCTGCATCGTATTCAACTAATATACCTTTTCCTGATTCGTTTGGTTGTAATATTCTTAAACTCATTTTAAATGTTTTAATAATAAATATTAAACATTATCGATTTGTAACGTATCTTTAACGGATTTGATTTTTTTAGTTAGATAAAACTTAAAATAATTGTTGTCATAAAAGTTATCTTTGTAGATTTTATTTGTAATTTTTAATAATGTATCTTTAATTTGTTTTGATTTAAAATCGAGGTTTTCTTCTATAACATAGAAATTAACTTCTAAATTCATAAATGATTTTTTACCCAAATTTAACCCACTTGACCTTAAATCTAAATCTACAATAAATTTTGTATCAAAAATTTTATTATTTAACGACTCGTAAACCGAGTGTTTAACACCTCTACTTAAATTTAAAACTGTTCTCGACCAATTATCGGATTCATAAATTGGTTCGACCCATGTTTGTATGTTTAAGTAAAGTGATTTCAAGTTTACAGAATCAACTGTTCCATAAACAACTTTCGCGGTTTTGAAACCTGTTAGTTGAGAGGTTTTCCCCTTTTTCATTAATTTTCATATTTTTCCTTTTATTTTTAAAAAAGATAAGTAAAATAAGGTGTTAGGTCAAATTTTTTGTTATTTTGATATATATGTTATATATGTTAATAGTTAAATTAGATAAAAATACACCAATAGAGAAAGCACTGAAACTCTATAAAAGTAAAGTTATCAAGACACGTCAAAGTTCTGAACTTAATAAGCGAAAAGAATTTATCAAACCTTCCGTAAAAAAAAGAAACGTGTTAGCGAAGGCTAAACACGTTCAATTAAAATATTATTCGGATAACGATTAAAGATTCTCGTTTAAACTTTTAAGTTTAAAATAAGTTAATTTGTCGTACTTCTCTGATATCACTTTTGTAAGTGTTTCATCAATTCTAGTTTTCACTGAATTATCTTCGGACGAATTCTTCATTGCTTTTAATTTATCAACTACATTTTCTTTAAGGGTGTTATATTTCACGGATAATTCACCATCATCTTCAGATAACAATTTAACTATTTCAGCTTTGTCAGATTCACTTAAAGTATCAATATAATTCTTAATAGTTTTATTTGCTACACTAACCATAGTTGATAATGGAAGTTCAATTCCTTTAGATTCTGTAATTGGAAGTTTTTTCAAATTCTCAATAATTAAATTTTTACTTTTAATTCTTGATTCGATAGTTAAAACATCTGTTGAAAATAAGTTATCAATATTTTCGTATGAGTTATTAGATTTAGTATTTCTAACCCACATATTTAATTTTTTTAAATCTGCTGGTAAAATTTTATTCACAGCATTTTCATATAGAGTTATACATTCGTGGATGTATTCTCTTGAATATGATTCACTTAAACCTTTTTTAGAGTTTAACTCATCATACATGTAGAAAATCTTACTAACATTTTTATTCTCTAATACAAGTTTTTTAAATGTTTTTAATTCGTCTTTAAATGTGTCGTTTTTATACGACTCAAGTAATACGTTTTCTATCTTCGATTTTAATAT